GGGGCAGGGTTACCGTCAAAGATTGCTGTGCTGTTATACAAGGCTTCGTTATAGTATGCAGCTGCGCCCTGTGTTGTTAGTGTAAAGTTTGTAGGACGTAAAGTATCTACGTCTTCGTAGTCGTAAAGAGCAGACATAACAAGTTCATTATCCCCCTCAGAACGTAAGTATGTAGCTACCGTATAAAATACTTTACGTTGCTCTGGGTCTTGCATGTGAAAGAAAGGTGTCTGAAATACGCTAACAATGTCTCCCCCATCAAATGAGTTACCCTGCTCTTGACGGTGTATCTTCCCTGCAGTATCACCGTGTAATACAAACTCTTGCTGACCAATGTATCCGCTAGTAGCGCAAGTGGTAAATATACCAAGCATCTGACCGTACTCAAACTGCAAGCCGTTAGGTGTCTGTCTAAAGCCACCTATGATACCCTGACCATCAGCTGCACCAAGGAAGAACCTAAATTGTGTCTTCTGTCTGATAACTACAGCATCTAGCTTTTCTAAGTCTACATCAAAGACTACATCGGTAAATACGGACTGAATGTCTTTTGATACTGTTTCGAGATTTACATCACCAATCTTGTCAGTCCCAGTAACAGGACGCAAGCCATCCTGAGACAAAAACAGTAGGTCACCACCAATTTCAATAACACTGTCTGTAGCCAAACAACCTAAGTCATCTGTAACTTCTTCAAGTACAAAGTCTGCTATGTTGTTGCCTACAAGCTTACGGATATTGTTTGACCCAAAGACGTAGAGTGCGTCACGAAAGGACTTAATTGCTACAATAGAAAAGCCTACATTAATAACGCCAGCACCATTTGCAGGGTCAAAGTTAGTAGCATCATACGGAGCAGAAAACCATAGACTAGTGGACTCAGTAGCGTCACCAGCTAAAAATAGATGATTCTTAAATGTATGAGATACTTTAGGTGCAGAAGGAGCATTAGTGCTACTGACCTGAGCATACGTTGTACCATCATAAACTGCAGCACGATTTACACCATCTGTAATTACTACTGAAGACGTACCCCAGTTGTAACGTGAAAAACGTACCTTAGGAAAAGTAGATAAATTAACAGAGGCGGGAGTGGTAATAGTTACCCAAGCTGATGTAGAAGTATTCCAGTAATAAAGATAATCTGTGCTACCTGCATCATAACGTGCGGCAAGTATACCATCATTTACACCATTAGCTACACAGACGCCTAAAACATTACCAAACCCCGGTACAGTACCGTAGTCATTGCTATAGCCACTCATCTTACGATAACCACCAGTAACAGCAGGCTCGTAATTAATTAACGAGATAGCTGAACCCGGCTGTGTCTCACCTTGTGATAGCACATCACGGCTAGTGTTTAGCCCTCCTTGACAGAAGACTTTAAAAGAGGCTAGATTGTCAGCCATTAGAAAGTACCACTAAACGCACTACCACCACCCTGCATGATCACAGTAGAACGAAGACCTAGTGGATCGTCTAGCAGTACACGGCGCATAGCCTTAATACCATCTTCAAAATTCTTTTGGTGCATTGCGGCACTTTGTTCGTTGCTACGGAAACGCATCATAAACATCATAGCACCATCAATTAAGATGTGCTTAAAACGATCCGGTATAATAGCAATGTCACTGTATACAGTAAGATCATTAGGGTATGACCAGTATACATACTCTACTTCATACGCAGCATTAGGAACTGGTGTTACACCAAACTTTTCTTCATATGTTTGGTAAACTACAATAGGTGCAGATTCACCATTTACCAAGTCACCTGTATCATCAGAGGTGCGATAGTTACGGATGTATTCGTCGTAAGAGATAGGGCGCAACCTACGGGGTCCATTGCTCTCAGAGGTAAGTTGTTTAATATAAAAGGTGTCCCAATCGACACTAGAGTAATCAGAGGGAAAATCATACTGGCGTGTACCTGCTACCAAAGTTTGTGTGTAGGTAGTCTTAAGGAAAGGCCACTCCTGACCATCTTGTAAAATAAGTCTGATGCTACTGTTGATTGCATCTTTTGCTAGTGCCTGAACGTTACGTGCCGTATCAAATCCATCACCCGCTGCATCTAAGGTAACTTCATTCATACGCCGTAGTAGTTCGTTTACTAGAGAAACATACGTAGCCATGTTAAATCCTAAAATAGATAAAAGATAGAAGGGGCCAGCGTGTAGCCAGCCCCACCTATTTTGTTTAAGCCAAGTTGTACTTAGCTGTGACAAGACCTTCTGGGCGCAAAATCTTGCGACCATATAGATGCATACCACGAACAATGTCAGCGAAGCTGTCTGGGTCACGGTATGTTTCGGTTTTGTTGATCTGCTCTGCAGTTGCAACAGATGAATCATGTCCAGCAACAATTACACCATAGTTAGTGTTTTGGTTTGCTGTACCTGTTGTTGATGCACCAGTTCCTACGGAAGGCAGGTTGTTTGAAACGTGTACACGGAAACCGTGGAAGTTATTCAACACCATACCATTCTGGAGACCTGAACCACCGAAGTCAGCATTCAAGAGGCGTGAATCTTCATCACGAAGCACTTCCATCATTACCGGGTCAACAACGATCCACCTTCCTTGTGTCGGTACGTTTTGCGCATCCAACAAACGTGCCATACGTGCAACAAGCATTGCAGGTGAGACATAAGCAGTTGGAAGTGCAGTTGCACCGGGAAGACGTGCAGCAACTGGGATAGAGTGATCCGCAGCTGATGTAGTAGTAATGTTACCAAAAGAACCTTTGTTCAGCTTGTTAGCTGCCAGCAATTCGTCAGTACCTGCAGTGGTATCTGCTTTAGTGCCGTTCACTTGGTCATTTACTGCGCCTGCATTTGCGTGTAGTGCAGTTTGTTTGTAACCAGCCAAATAGCCAAGAACTTCTTGGTCATGTTGGTCAGCCAAACGAAATGCTGCACGATCAGATGCAAGTGTTTGGAAATTGACGTGGCTGTGAGCCTCCTCAATATCATCCACTTTAAAAGCAAAATAGTTAGCTTTATCAACAACTAACGAGAAATCGTTATCTGTCAAATCTTGCTGGGTGATAGTTGTACCACGAAGATACGCAGAGACTGAAATTTCAGGCTCCTTAATAATCTTCACAGTGTCTCCCATGTTGGCGATCTCGCCAAAATAATCGTTGTTAGTGATTGCGTCACAAACAGATGCCTTGCGAAATGCAAGTTGCACCTGTTTGCTGTAAATAACAGGCGAGAAGTTGCCTGAGTTCAGGTTGGTATAACCCGAAGCTTTTCCGAATGCCATAATAATTCTCCTTTAGCATTTAGATTACAGATGCAAACTATTAATTACGTATGCGAAGGCTATGTGCTACTAGGGTGCGCTCTTTAGAAAGTTGGCCTACCTTCTATTAAACGGGCCATGAGACATTAGGTTGTCCGATAGATGTCATTATTGTTTGCTAAGTTGTTAATAGTGTTAGGTGACCGTAGTTAATACCTAGCGGGGCTAACACTATTACATTGTACATATAGTTATATCATAAATAACTAAGATGTCAATAGGTTTATCGGGC